GACACCATTAAGATCAAAACTAGCAGCAAGTTCGAATTCAATAATATCTCTATTTTCTGTTGATTTTCTGTCGATGTAATAAACCTCATCAGGAAATGTAGCTGTAGGATCAGGTGTTCCATGAGGATTATCACTAGATTCCTGACTGACAAGACTATCATTTTCCTGTAATAACTCACTATCATCTTCTAATAAAATATCTCCAATATCAAAGTTAATATGATCTATATATCTTTCTAATGTTCTAATTCTTGTAACTTTCGCTCCCTCTAATCCTTGAGGTAAGGTCAAAAGTATTGTCGTAAAAGTTCCTAATATATTAGATATTCTTAATCTTGGTCTAGGAAGTTGTTTCCCATTAAATTCAAACCCATCAGCTTCTATAGGCATCCTTGTGTATTCAATACTATCAAATATAAGATTACCGTTATTATTTTCACTTACACCATTATGAAAATAATAAGTTGTATTAGCACCATGAATTGTGGTGTCTAGTTGTAGTTGAAATAATTCAACAATATTACTAGGATTTATCTTCTGTAGCTCTGATACAGGAGTAGCCATTAGGGTTCAAAAACTTGTTGAAATGTCATAGATAAACTAGCTCTATTAAGAAAAGGTATTCTTTTTGTCCAACTTAAACATATCCATTTATAAGAAGTAGAACTTCCAGGAGGTGTCCAATCAAAAGAAGCACCATCATCTGCTCTAGCTTCAAGAAATGTTTCTATAGTGTCTGAATCTGTTTCTGAAACATCAAAAGTTAAAGCCCAAACATAAGGTTTTATATTTAAACCAAATTTAATTCGATGCTGATAGCCATCGTTAAACTCTGTCGTGCGTATATTAGGACTAGTTATTTTCTGTGCTTGATAACTCGGTTTGACAGAGGGGAAAGTAGCCATTATGTTAATAATCCTCCAGGTCTTTTCTGTTTAATTAATTCTGATTGTATCGCTGCAGATAGCATTTGTCCTAACTCACGACTTCTTTCGCTATCTCCTTCAACAGAAGAACCAGAAGCATCCACATTAACAACAACACTTGTAGATCCTCCACCTAATTCATGATTTGGTGTAACCCTACCTGTAACTCCTGGAGTAAATAATTCTGGCCCACGTTCTCCAACAATATAAGATTTATTGGGTTTCGTAACACCACCATCTGCAAAAAAACCACCAATTCCAGGGACTGCTTTAAGTAAAGAAGTTGCACCAAAATCTATTAACTGCCTACGAATAGATCCAAATACACTACTTGCTACTTCTCCTAGTGTCATTGTTCCTGTTATCGCACCATCTATAGCATCAACAAGACCTGTTTGAACTGTGTCTGCAATACCTTCATATAAAGAAAGAGTCCTTTCCAATGAATCTTGCAATTTAAGATCAATTTCAAGCTGGTTTAACATCTCAGCAGTTAACTCTTCTACTGCAATTCCCATTTCGTCAGCAATACGTTTTTTTTCTGCTTCAATTTCTGCACCTAATTTGCCTAAACTAATTTGATTTTGTAACTCAGTATTTTGATCTGTTATTGATTTTGTGGCTTGATCAAACTGTTGATTTCTTAATTGAGCCATTTCAAGAAGTTTTCCTTCTTCGATTAATTGTTTTTCTAAACGAGATATTTGACCTTTAAGTTGATTTATTTTTGCCGTATTTTGTTTTGTACCATCAATCCCTTCTAATTTATCTCTTAAAGCATTTAATTTATCAACATCTGTCCCACCTTGACTTTCAGCTAGTGCAAGTAATTCTGAATCTCGTAGCTGAGTTGCACCCGTGAACCCACCAGCCATGTCAGCTAAAGCCTTAAAGAACGGAGCTAATGCTGCTTGGATTTTTGTCATTGCTAACTTAAAAGAATTACCAAGAAGTCGACTTGATTCTGCAAATTCCTTAAGATTTTTTACACCATTTTCACCAATTGCTTGATTCATCTTTTCTGTAGCTGCTGCTAATGCAACGTGTGTACCTTCGGTTTGTTCAAGTATTTTTAATCTTTCAGCTTCGACTGTTCCAGCTATTCCTAATGAAATTGTAAGTTGTTCGATATTTGGATTTAATATATCAAAGGCATTTGCTAATGTATTAATGTTTGTTACTAAGGTTTGAATTTGTTGGAGAACAGCAGTGGCAACAAGACCTCCTGCAAAGCCTCCCATTTTGCCACCCATTTTCGTACCAACAAATCCACCAGCAAAACCAGCCGCACCACCTAATGGGCCTTGTCCAAATAACATAGGAAACGCACCAGAAATTAATCCACTTTGTAAAGCAGCTTTATTACCTCTAGGGTTTATTTGTTTTCTCTGATTTATACCAAATTGTTTGTTTTGTTCTTGCATCGCTTTGGTTTGTCTATTTATAGCCTCTGTGACAATATTGAAATCCTTTGTACCTACTGTCATGCTTTTTCTTAATGCTTCAAAACCCTGCAAAGCTCCTTCTTGTTGTTCAATGGTTGATCCAAATGCTTTATTAGTAGCATTTACTTGTGAAACCATTCCCATTAATTGATCTTTTGTTTTCTTTAATTCTCGCCCTGCATTCCCTTTAAAAGATGTAATGTCATTTAGATTTACAGCATTAACTTTCTCTACAGCATTTGCTAATTCATTTGCTTTCCTATTTATTAAATCAAGCTTAGATGTATTAGCAGTGATCTTTATATTTACACCATATTCTGCCATTTGTTCGACCTAAAACAAAACTTTATTTTAGTGTACCTCTTTTATGGTCTTCTTGCTCGTGATTTATCTTTTGCATTTTGTATCGCTTGCTCTTCATATTCTCGTTTCAATTCATAATATGCTAACCAGTTTGTATATTCCTCTTTAGTTAATTTACTCGTAAGCTCTTGTACTGTCATTCCTAGTTCTGTTGCTAGGAAAAACATAAAGAACCAATCATTTCTAGCTTTTTAAAGTTGCTTTCGCTTCCTCCACCTTATATCCATCAGCAGAACCTAGCATTGCAAGTTGAATATCCTGCAAAGTAGCTGCATTTACCTCTCTTCGTAAGGAAGCCTTATGACCATCTTGAAATAATCTTTTACCATCTTTATCTAATGCTTTTGTAATCATAAGATTTAAAGCAAAATCTTCATTAGACTTATCTTCTCCAGATTTAGCAACGATTGATTCTCTTTCTGCAATAGTTAAAGGATTCCAATAAATCTCTAAAACTGTCACATCTCCTTCTTTCAATTCATACATATATTTTTGGCTTACACCAAATTTGTTTTTGAGAAGTTCAATAGCTTCCATAAAAATTAATTAAATATTATATTAGTATACTAGGCATTGGCTGAAAATTGGCAAGATATTATGCCAACAAAATGACTTCTATCTTCAATATCTAATGGAGTAGGGCCGTTAATATCTAATACTCTAGGTTTGCAACTAAAGGTATCTGTGTAATTAGAAGCATTAACAGAAGTTAATCCATCAATTACAGCTTCACATATTGCAGATAAGACTGAAGTCCCTTTTGATTTAGGTACATAAACATTACATTGAATGACACCAGCATAATAATCAGAAGCAGCACCCTGATTTTGCAAAGTTGATTGCGTAAAATCTAAACTCATTAAAATATATTTTTTATTTTTACCAGGAGTTGTGTAATGGACATTATCATAAACCATTAAAACAGTATTATCAGCCGCTATTACCGCATCTGTTACTGCTTTTTCAAAAGCGGCCCTTGCATTAACTAAAGTCATTTAGAAAACTCCGTATACTTAACACCTGTTTGAGAAGAACCAAATCCTCCAGTAGTGCTACCACCGACAAATAATCTTCCTTTATCAGACATAGTTTCTTTTATCATTTTACCTAAAGATCCTTGAATAAATGATTGAACTTTACCTCCTTCCAAGGCATAAACAGCATAATCAACTTTATTGCCAATATATACAGGTCTTTTATAATTAAAAGCTCTTTTAACAGGAAATCTAGCTTGAACAACGGGATTTAAAGGAGCATTACCACCAGTTCCTGCTAAGAATGCCGTCATTGCTTCTTGCTTTATACCAGACCAAGGTTGAAACTGTGTAATTTCATCTCTTGCCCTAACAGGACTACCTTGTGCTACCCAACTAGATGCGAAAAAACCTGTATAAACAGGACTTCTTTTTTTTGTTGATAACTGAGTATGCACCTTCTTAATAAGAGCATTAAAATCTCTTGAAATATTTTTATCAAGATCATCAGGTAATTGTCTTACATTTTTATATACCATCAGAACCTCACAAGAATAATAAATAGATAAACTTGCCCACCTTTTTTCGTATCAATATCAACTATTTGTGCAACCCTATTAGCACCAGCAAAACTTAAGGTAATCTCATCATCTAAATCTGCTTGATTATCTCCTATCTGATCTGGTGTTATATATAATTTTGCTTCTCTCATTTCCTGTGCTCCTTCCTCTTCAGAACGAACAAAAGATATCGGTACTTTAATACTATAAGTAGTATCAGTTGTAGTTAAAGCACCAGTAGAAGTATTGTAACTAGCAGATGCTTTTTTTGTATAAGTAATACTGTGATCTAAAGAAGTACCAAGTTGTGATACTACACTTTTTGCAACATCTTTAAATAATGAATCTAATTGTCCTGCCATTATCCTCTAACTACCCTCATTTGAAAACTACCTGCTCCACCTAGCATATACGCTCCAAGATAACTTTGTAACCACGGGTAAACATCTAAAATATTATTAACAGAACCAGTTCCCTGACTATCAGTATTATATTTTACTTGCAAATCTCCTAGTTTTACCTCACTAAAGTTTCCATCTTTACCTGTAGTACCAGTAATAGCATCTGTATCATTTGCTAAAGCTCTAGCTAATTCATACTGTGCATACTTAATACCATTAGGAATTTTAGAACAAGCTAGTTCAACACCATCTACCTGATAATTATTTCTTGGAAATTTTAATGCCTGATCTTCATCGCATCTTTCACCATAAAAAACTAAAGTTTCAATCCATCTAGTAGCGGATATTAATGCTCTCTTTTTTTGGTCATCTGTTTTGTTTGTCCAAGTTGAAGCGTCTGGGGAGGTATCGAAGTAATCATTAGCTTCAGACAAAGTGACATAACTATTAGCTGTTTCACTTTTTAAAGTTGCGTTTATGGTAGCTGCCACGATTATTAAAGTAATTTAGTTTTATTGTAGCGTAAAGAAAAAACCCCACCAATATTTGATGAGGTTTCTTCTATGACCACCAATATAATCTTAAGACTTAAGACCGTTATCAAGTGGACTATTAACAAAGATTTCAACCATAGGGATGAGATCAATGTCATAAGTGGCAGACCAGTTAGAACCTGTTCTTAGGTTTGCGTTTGTTGGGTTGTCAGAAGCAGATCCCCACTTAGTACCCATAACGTGATAAGTACTGTGGTAATCAACAGATAGAACATCTTGCTTAGATAAGATGTTTCTTTCAGCTTCAATACCTAGATCCTGCTGTACACCTTCAAGAATTGTTCCTGACTTCATTAAGTAGCAACGGAACTCNTGACGGTTTCCNGTAGATGTTGGNTCGTTAGTGTTAACAGCAGAGTCAACAATAACTTTACAACCAGCAAATTCACCAACGGCTCTTGAATTAACTCCAACGCCACCACCACCCCAGGTNACAGCACCAGAAGCAGCTAATGCAGAAGTTGAGAATGTTAACATTCCAACTTGATAGAGGTAATAAGCAACAGAAGGATGAACAACTAGAATATCTAATTCTTCACCACGCTCACCCAATTTAGAACGAGCTTCTGCCATTGTTGCAGCAGTTAAATAATTTGATTCACCAGTAGAACCAGAACCACCTAATTGCTTCTCTAAACGATGATCATTTAAAGCAGTATGGAATAAACCAGTTAACTGTTCAAATAAACGGACAGAATTTAGTTTGTTGATAGCATCTGCAAGCTGATTTCTGATGTGACCCATTGGATCTTCACCAGCAGCTAATACAGCAATATCATCAACAGCATATGCAAAACCTCTNTGACAGATGCTTGCAATCTGTGTTCCTGTTCCAATTTTCTGAGGTGTTANATAACCATTGGTGCTAGTACCCCATGTTGCAGTACCNTCAATGATCTCTTCAGTTGGAGATACAGGGTTAAATTCTGGAACTTGTATTCTTGTACCACCTGCTCTTGAATCAAGCAAAGCGTTACGAACTACAGCACCAGACTGTATAAATAGACTACGCTCTTTAATTGCTTCGGAAACGTAAGTGCTAAAATTATTTCTCTTAACGATATCCGCTAATAGGACACCGCCAGAGTAATTCTGAAACGGAGCAGCCATTCAGATTTACCTTTAAAAAGTTTTTTGCGATCCCCTAATCACAGATAAGGGCATTAGTTTCACAGAAACTAACTATTTTGTTTGAGCCTCTTGCTTGAGCACTGCTGCAAGCTGTGGGTCTTGATCTGATATTAGCATTTGTTGAGTGACATTGCCCGTTTTCCACGGATTCGCTTGACCTCCACCAGCATTTGCTACAGGGCTTGGTTTTGCTCCCATTCCAGCAGCAGTACTAGGCTTAAAATGATGTTCCCAACCACTTCCAGGGTTTTTGAGACTGCTAAGATAGGTATTTAAGTCTTGTTCGACTCCACCATTAAGAACAACTACCTTTCCTTCAGCATTTTTTTGTAACTTGTTTTGTAATAATGACAAAGTTTGTTCTGCATTTATCGCACCAAGATTACTAATTGCTGCTAATGCTGTTGTCTTTGTAGAAGCTATTTCGTTGGATGTTTTTAAATCTTCAAGCTGTTGAGATAGATTAGCTATCTGTTGTTCTTTTTCTTGTGCAGTTTTATTAGCTTCTTCCCAAAGCGTTTTCCACTGACCTTGTTCTTCTAACTCAGTTTTACGTTTCTCCTCTTTTTGCTTATAGACATCATCAAGCTTAGTTTTGATGCCTTTAAATTTTTCTTGCTCATCTGCCACTTGCTTTTTAAGTGCAGATAACTGTGATTCATATTCTGCTTTTACAGAATCAAGATTTGGAGCTTGTGGTTGTGTTTGTGAAG